GTGCAATAGAGTCTGCAGCCAATGCTTTATGGGCTGTGACAACTACTAAGCGTGATCCTAACCGCAAGCAGGAGGCATCATTTTGAGCTATCAAATCACTGAAGCTGCAGCCAACGCGAAACAATTAAAGCCAGAAGATGCAGAGCTCGTGCGCAAGCTTATTGGTATTTGGCGCCAAAAGTTACCAGGTAACCAGAAGCGAGATCGATATTACTTAAGCCATGTAAAGACAAAAGACTTAGGGATTGCTATTGCTCCTGAGATGCGTGGCAAGATTCGTTCGCGTATTGATTGGCCTGCTAAAGCAGTTGATTATTTGGCTGCTCGTTCGCAATTCGATGGCTTTACAACTTCTGACTCTAGTCGAACGAATCAGCTCATGCAGATTGCCCAGGCTAACCACCTGAAAGACTTATATCGTAAGGCTGTATTGTGCGAGCTAAAACATTGCTGTGCTGCTCTTGCGGTAACCGATGGTGATAATGGCCCTGTTATTAGTGCCTATCCTATGACCGCATGTGCGCTCATGTGGGATGACGCACTAAAAGAGGTAAAGGCAGGGCTCGTTGTTGCAGAATCAAAAAAGATGCCTTCAAGCAACGTTCGAAAACCATCTGTATACAAGCTATTTACGCGCGACGCCTTGGTGACTATTCGTTGTGTTGGAATGGGTCAAGTCTGGATAGCTAATTATGCGTATCATTCAATGGGGCGACCTTTAATTGAGCCTATGGCGTATCGCCCAACGCTTGAGCGCCCCTTTGGGCGTAGTCGTATTACTCGTACGGTAATGTCGCTTACCGATGATGCTCAGCGCGAAAAGGAGCGCAGCGAGATCGCGGCAGAGTTTGCTGCATATCCTCAGAAATACCTTTTAGGAACGGACCAAGCTATGATTCCAAAAGATAGCCGCTATGCTGCCTATATTGGTGCAATTCTTGAGGTTACAAAAGGCGAAGGAGATACAGTTCCTACCTTTGGTCAGCTTGCTCAGCTTTCTATGCAGCCACATATCGACTATATGCGCTCCCTTGCTGCGCAGTTCTCAGGTGCAACTAATGTTCCTTTGTCTGCTTTGGGCGTAGTGTCTGACAACCCTTCGAGTGCTGAGGCTATATATGCTGCGAAAGAAGATATGGTTATTGATGCCCAGGTGCTTAATGCTGACAATGGCCGAGCTTTGGTAAATATTGCCATGATGGCGCTTGCAATCCAGGATAATAGCGATTTTGACACGGTTCGGAATTCTGGTGTTGCAGTCGAAGCACGCTTTAAGAATCCTGCTATGCCGTCCGTCGTATCTCAGTCCGATGCCATGGTTAAGCAAATCAGCGTTCTGCCCTGGCTTGCCGAATCTGATGTGGCGCTTGAGGAGCTTGGTTATAACGAAGAGCAGATTCAGCGCCTACACGCTGATCGTGCGCGTTGGCAGGGCATGCAGCTTGCTAATGCCACAATCGCTTCGCGATCGAGCAGCCAGACACAACAATCCCAGCAAGATGGGCAGACTGTAACTACGGCTGGTGAATAGCCGTGGAGTTTTCGGCTGATGATATTGCAAACCATAGCGACAACTTAAACGCTATCGGTGACGCTGCAGTTGATGACTTAAGGTTGTATTGTAGCGATCTGTTTTCTGGCGTTGATTGGTCGGATGCCGATGATGATACGCGAAAGCAGCTGCGCAATCAGGTTATAGACCATGTGAACTATATCCAGGAGACATACGGAAGCGCATCGGAGAGTATCGGTAGCTTGTTTTTTGACAATGCCTTATCAAGCGATGGAGAACTTGCTAATGCAGTAATGGCTGGCACTGCAAACAGCCAGCAGGTGTCTAATTCTGTCAGATATTGGGCGCGACATTTGTTTGGCGAAGACCCAGACCTTGATGCGTTTGTTGATGGCGTTTCAGCTTTCGTCCGCAGGACGGTGACCCATGCAGCTGACTTATCGGTAGCAGAATCGGCAGTAAGTACAAACGAGCAGAAGGACTTGGGCATTAGGTATGCTCGTGTGCCACAAGGGCCAACATGCGCATTCTGCATCCTGTTAGCGTCGCGTGGATTCGTGTACGCATCTCGTGAGAGTGCTGGCGAATTCAACAAATTTCACGATGATTGTAACTGTCGTATCGTTGCTGGTATGCCTGGGACGGAAGTTGAAGGCTATGACCCTGATGGCATGTATGATCGATACAATGAATGCAGGAAAGCGTTAACTTGCGGTCTAACTGGTGAAGATGATCCTATATGGCGCGACTGGAATAAGCTAACGCCGGATGAACAAGCGGCATACGCAGACGAAAAGGGTGTAGACGCGTACAATAACTACGTAATGCGTCGAATTGTTAGCGAAATGCGTACCCGTGATAGGCAGTGGCTATACGATGGGACACCTCCAGAATATGAAATAGAAATTGGCGCGAAACCGTCTAATAAAGAAATAGATACAGCCAATAGAATTGCTGAGCATGGTTTCAAGAGCAGATTTAGACCAACAAGAGATCTAGAAATGAAAAAAACATCAGACGTTTTTCTTGTTTCAGGTAACAGCAAAAACGAGGTTCTAACTGAGTGCGATTTTAAATGCGTAACTGGCAATGGGACACAAACCATTTACCATCAATTTGAAGAGGCTGCAGGACAAGCTAAGAGCATAGTTATCGATTTAAAAGATGCAGGAAGCAGATATGAAGATAAGAACTATGCAATTGAGAGAACTGAAAAGTTTATAAAATATCACTATCCAATTAAAGCTGGATTCAATGCTGGTGAAAATTGGGTATTCAATGAAGCGATGATTTTATTCAAAGATGGTTCAATGGTAAAAATTGCCAGGTAACTAGCCCCCCCTGCATAGGTCAGCGGGAGATTTACCTGGCAATTAGATTATAACACAGGAGGAACCATGAAACGTAATTTGGATTTGATTAGGGAAATACTGATCAAAGCAGAGGAAGCTGACGGTGGAATATCTGACTGTGATTTGGTTAACGATAAATATACGATTGCGGAAGTCGCATTCAATATTGAACTCATGCGCGAGCGCGGACTAATTGAAGCATCTATTGATCATGCTGGATTTAATAACAAACCATACTCTGTTGATATTGATCGTATAACCTGGGAGGGCTACGACTATCTAGATGCCATTCGCTCTCGTAAAGTTTGGGAAAAAGCGCGGCAAGCCATTTCTGCAGCGGTAGGTGATACATCGCTTTCAGTTGTAAAAGAAACGTGCCAGATAGTGGCGCAATCGCTAATCAAACAGCAACTAGGTTTATAGGAGCTGTCATGTCTTCCGATGATTTTGAGGTTATTGCTTATAAGATTCTTTCGTATTTATATGAATGCATGAAGCAAGGCAAAAAGATTGACGTTGCAGTTATGCGATCTCTTACTGACTGCAACGAATCTTACTTTGGCGTAGTAGTTAAGAATCTCCAATCAAAAGGATTCGTGGAAGGATTTCATTTTGATGGCTTGTCTGGCGTTGTAATTGATTCTCCTGTGTTAGCTGCTACAGGCGATCCTGCCATTACTATGGATGGCGCAATTTTTGTAAAAGAAAATTCGAGAATGGCACAAGTAAAGCAGTTTTTGGGGCATTCGTTTGAAATTGCCATCAAGACAGCGATTGAAGCAGCAACTCCTAGATTTTAACGTCAAACAAATAAATACAGCTAATTACAGCTCCACTTCGGTGGGGCTTTTTTATTGCCATGCGTCGAGTGACACCTAACAGATGATGCAGTTACGCAGATGTGAGCGGGGATCACATCACTACGCAGCCACAGCGGTAAGAGTGGCTCATTACTTCGAGACGAAGGAGAAACGTATGGCATTTGAACCGATCAACACGCAAGAAGAATTCGACCAGAAGCTGAAAGATCGCCTGGCGCGTGAGCGCGAGAAGGTTACGGCTGAGCTGAATGCGAAGTATGCAGACTACAGCGATCTAATGGAGAAAGCTAAGGCATATGACGAAGCGCAGGAAGCTAATAAGACCGAACTTCAAAAGGCAAATGATCGTATCGCAGCTCTTGAGGGCGAAAAGAAAAAGCGTGAAGAAGCCGATAAGCAGCGAGAAATGCGTGAAAAGGTTTCGAAGGAGACTGGCGTACCAGCCGACCTCATTTCGGGCGCTGACGAGGAATCGATGACCTCGTACGCAAAGAAACTCGCTGAATTCGCAAAAGTTCAAACGCCTGCAGCACCCAAAGACCCAAACCCGGGCAAATTCTCATCTGGTGAGGGAACCAACGATGAGCAACGCGAGTTTGCACGCGCACTGCTCGGTAAAGATTAAACCGAAAGGAAATATAAATGGCACTTGAAACTTCGAAAGTTAAACTGCCCTTATCTGTAGTTACTACTCTGATTAATAAGGCAAAGGACACCTCTACTATTGCGGCTCTGTCTACCGCTCAGCCTGTTAAGTTTTCTGATCAGAACCATCTGATCTTTACCCCGTCTTCCGAAGCTGAGGTAGTCGCAGAAGGCGCTAAGAAAGGCTCTTACGAGCAGAAGCTGTCCATTGTTGAGGGCAAGCGTTTTAAGGTAGTTACTACCACTCGCGTATCTGACGAGTTGAAGTGGGCTGACGAGGATAATCAGCTTGAAATCATTTCCAACATTCAGGCTGACCAGAACGCAGCTCTCGGTCGTGCATTGGACTACGTTGTCTACCATGCAATCAATCCTAAGGCTGGTACTGCACTCGGCGGCTTTACCTCTCTGGTATCTCAGGCTAACGAAGTAACCGCTACCGGTGACGGTGTAGCCGACATCGATGCTATGACCGATGCAATCATCGATTACAACATCAACGGCTTTGCTCTGTCTCGCAAGTTCGCATCCGATCTGCGTAAGCTGCGCGTACCTTCCACTGGTCAGCGCCTGTATCCAGAAATCCCGCTGTCCTTGAACGTAGGCAACTTTGACGGCATTGCGGCTGCTACTTCTGGCACTGTTGATGGCCGCTTGGCTACCGAAAAGACCAAGGTACTCGGCATCATGGGCGATTTCTCCCTCATTCATTGGGGCATGGTTCGTGACATTTACGCAGAAATCATCGAATACGGCGATCCCGATCAGAGCGGCATTGACCTTAAGGCTAACAACCAGGTCGCATACCGCACCGAAGCAGTATTCGCATATGCAATTCTCGATCCTAAGGGATTTGCAGTTCTCAAGTCTGCAGCTGCTTAAGGGGTGATTGAGTATGCCTTTGGTACAGAAATTCATCGTGGAGGATGTTGAAAAGGCATCCTCCCTTATGCCAGCTCATATTGCGCTGGTAAATCCAGACGGTACTCCTTGGACAGGCGGTGGCGGTTCTGCCGAGATTACTGACGGGTCTATTACTACGGCAAAGATTGCTGATGATGCTGTAACTGCCGACAAAATTGCCGATGGTGTTATTCCGACTGTTCCTGGAGCAGCAACTACGAGCGCACAAGGTTTGGTTAAAAAGGCATCTGCTACTAATGCTGTTGCTTCTGCCAATGCTGTTGTAGCCACAGGCGAAGCTCCTACCAAGGCTGAATTTGACGCGGTGGTAACGCTTTGTAATGAACTTAAAGCACAGGTAAATGACCTTATTACCAAGGCTAAGAGCGCGGGCCAGATGGCTTAAAGGTGAGCAACATGGCAAATGAGAGCATCATATTCGCAACAGCAGAGGACTACGCAGCGCGTTACGGGCTTACTACCGACGAGGATCGCTTAAATACGATTCTTGCTGATGTAAGTACCGCGATGGTCAATGCGTATGAGGGCTTCTGGGGCGATCCATATCAAGAGGGCGTTCACGCGAATTTCGATCGTTCTGCTTGCGCGGTATGCTGCTCCATTGCCCATCGCTCACTATCGGTTCCGGCTGGATTCGAGGGGGCTAATCAGTACAGCCAGACTGCTGGCTTGTATAGCGCGAGCATCACGTTTAGCAATCCAACTGGGGATATTTACCTTAGCAAGACTGAGCTAAAGCGCCTGGGACTGTACGGTCAGCGTATCGGCGCTGTTATGCCTTGTATCGGTGGTGAAGGTAATGTTTAGTCTATTTGCTACTGAGCAAGTAACAGTTATTCGTACTGGCAAGTCTTATGACGAGCTAGGCGAGCCGATTAAGGGCGAAGATGAGCGCGAACAGGTTGACGTGCTCGTCTGTCCTGGTGCAACTGCCGATCTAGACGTAACTCGTCCTAATGGCGCAATGGTCGCGTATACGTTGCATTTTCCAAAGTCATACACCAAGTCGTTAAAAGACTGCCGGATTGAGGTTCGTGGAAATACCTACTCAGTTATCGGTGATCCACAGCCCTATTCGGCGGCTAATACACCTGGTGAATGGAACTTAACCGTGGAGGTTGAGAAAGTAGATGGCTAGAGGTTTTAAGTGGGACCCGGCAGGATATAAGGCGATTAAAAACAGCTCCGGGGTTCAAAGCATGCTGTCCAATAAAGCTCAGGCTATTGCCGATGCCGCTAATGCGACCGTCAAGAATAAGGGATATGTGGCCGAGAAAGTAACCGGATATAAGGCTGGTGACACATTACATATCGTGCATCCGTCGGATGCTGAATCAACGTACAGCAATGCTAAACACAACACTCTACTTAAATCGTTGGGGGCGACTAAGTGATGGAAGTCGAGCGCGTAGTAGCTAAGAGATTGATGGACGCAACTGGAATTCCTGCTTTCCTGGAAGTGCCGGAAAAGCGACCAGATGAATTCATTACGGTCGAGCAGACCGGAACAGGTGGAACTAAGTTCGCTCGTATTTATTACTTAGCTGTTCAGTCCTGGGCTATGGATCGTCGACTTGCTGCTGAAATCGCCGATCTAGTCGAAGAAGCTGTTTATGACCTCGACGAGGAACCGAACATTTTTTACCCAAAAGCGACATCTACCTATAGATTTCCTGATCCCGATTCGAAACAGGATCGGTATCAGACAACTGTCGAACTAGTTATATGCAAATAAGGGAGGGTATCATGCCTGAATCTAATAAAAACAATCAAGATAACGTTTCCGCTGGTAAAGGCGTAAAAGGCGGTTACATTTTCTCCGCACCAGCAGGAACCACTCTGCCTACTGATCTTGAAACCGAGCTGGATGAAGCATTTAAATGTTTAGGCTTTATTTCAGAAGATGGCTATGTGGAGACCGTCGAGGAAGATTCCGAGGATATGGTCGACATGAATGGCGATCTGATGGACAGCTCCACCAGTAACCGTGTGGAATCTGCCCAGGTTACC